ACGTGCGGCAGTTGCTCGATGAACTCGCACGCGCGGTTAGCCTGCGTCGGCGACCAGACGAACGGCGGGCGCCTCGCCTGCGCGCGCTTCAAGTCGCGCAGGAATCGCTTCGCAGCGAGCCGGACCCATTTGCCGACCAGCTTGCCCTTCGCGTCGCCGGCCGCTTCTTCGGCGTAGGCGATTGCGACGGAGACGTAGTCGGCGTCAGCCGACGGACGTGCTCGGCTTGAACTTCGAGAACTTGTTCCCCGCGTCCTTGTCGGCACCGATCTTGACCTTTCCGCGCCATGCCGGCGAAAGCCCGAAGGCGGCGGCCAGCGCGTTGTACTGTGAAACCATGTGGCCGGTCGGCGTCTCGCCGGCGGTCCAGAGCTGCACCATCTTTCCGTGGACGGCGCACATATGCGCGAAGGCGGAGAGGTCCGCTTCGGCCAGGAGCTTGTTTGCGACGAGGATCGGCGCGAGGCGCCGCCACTCGTTCACGGCGTGCGCATTCGGCAGCCAGTCGGGAGGCGGCGGTACGTCCGAAATTGGCGCCATTTCGACGCCTGCGGGTGCGTCACGGTCGGCGCGCGCGGTTCCGGCGATCAGCTTCAGGGCTGCGGGTGTCTTGGGAGGTCCGGGCATGAGAAAACCAACTTTTCAATCCTGACTGCGCCTTTTTTCGGGTACCCAACGCGTACTTATGGAGACGCCCTAGAGATCCGATCCCCCCTTCCCCCCTGCCCGCGCCGGGCCGTGGCAGCGACGCGACACGCGAGCGGCAAGGCATCGGGATACGCGACGCCGCGCGGGAATGCGCGCGCATCGAACGGACGCTGCGCCTCGGCGTGGCGTGACGCTCGCGTGAGCGTTCTCCTGCGGTGGCGCGCGCCCCGCTGTAATGGCCCGACGTTTCGCTTTACGCGATGCGTCGATGCGATGCGTTGCGGCTACTCGTCGAGCGGATCGACCGCTGACGCCTGCGTGCGGTCCGTGTCGCGAGCGCGAGCGCCGACGAGCGCATAGCGGAGCGGGACGGCAGGCGAGCGCCCGAGCGGGCATGCGCATGCGGAGGCGCGATGGCGCGCGCTGCCGCCAGAGCCTGCCCATGTAGGCCGGCGCCTGCGGGCGCCAGACCCGCGCGGTCAGCGCGGATCAGAAAGGCCGCCCCCCCATTTTTCACGAGGCCGCCCCCCATTTTTCACGAGGCCGCCCCGCCTTTTTCGCGGTCTGCTCTGCGTTCTTCCTTCTGCTTCACGCTCGAATGGCAATGCACGCACAGCGATTGCAGCGCGCCCATGAACAGCGCCCTGTCGCCTCGATGCGGCACGATATGGTCGGCCACTGTTGCGGCAACCACGCGCCCGTTCGCCAGGCACATTCTGCAGAGCGGCTCGCCCGCAAGATGAGCCGCGCGGCGTTTCCGCCACGCATGGTCATACCCGCGATCGGCAGCCGTGCCGGCTATTTCATCGCGCCGGCGCCTGACCTCTCGCGCATGCGTCGGGCAATGCGGCCCGCCCTTCACCAGCGCGCGGCAGCCCGGAGTGTTGCAGGGTTTCGGCGGCGAGGAAGGCATGCGTGATTTTCCAAGGCAGCCCCCCCCTTTTTTTTCGGGAAGGGTCAGCCGTTGAAGGCCCGGACCGAAACGTTCCGGTTCAGCGTCTCGCCCGTCGACAGCGTCGCCGTCGCTTCGAGCGCGTAGATCTGTCCGTGCGTCATGCCGGACATGCGGACGGTCGAGATCGACCCGCTGATCCCCTGGGCGGTCAGCGTCAGGCCCGACACCGGCGTGTAGGACACGGATACAACCGACGCACTGCCGAGCTCGGTCCATTGGATCGAGACGTTCGCGGAGTCGGACGGATCAAGTCGAACGATCATCAATGCACCGTGTAGTTTCTGCCGCCCGCGCGCACCGTCGCGCTGCGTCCGGCGTTGACAGTCGGCACGGCGATTGCCGCGCGCACCGAGACAAGACGCGCTGCGCCGGGCTCGAACAACGCCGTGAGCGCAGACGCCGCCAGCGTCACCGGCCCGAGCGTCGCCGACAGGTTGCCCTGCAGGTCGAGCTTCGCCGTCGCGGTGACCGTCAGCGCGTCGAGCGTCTGCGTAAGCGTGCCGGCGATCGGCAGGCGACCGGCCGACGTGGCGGTCAGGTCGCCGAGCGATGCGGCCAGCGCGGCCCGCAGCTCGAGCCGAGCGGTTGAAGATCCGGTGAGCGCGCCGAGCGTCGATGTCGACGACGCGCGCAGCTCAAGGCGCGCGGCCCCGTCGAGGGTCAGCGTCCCGAGCGTTGCGGTGAGCGTGCCGGTGATGCCGCTTGAGGCCGACCCGGTGGCCGAGATCGTGAGCGCATCGAGCGTGGCCGACGTCGTGCCGGCGATCCGAAGCGCGCCGGCGCTTGAGACCGTAAGCGCGTCGAGGGTGACTGCTGCGGAACCGGCGATGCGCAGGCGCGCATCCGACGAAAGCGAAAGCCCGCCGAGCGTCTGCGACAGCGACCCGTTGATGCCGGTCGAGACGAGCTCGCCGGTCGCGGAAAGCGTGACGGCACCGAGCGTGGCATCGACCGCGCCGACGCCGCCCGTGATCCCGGATTGCCCGAGCAGCGTCAGAAGCATGGCGGATTACTCCACGGTCAGGAGCTTGTTCAGCGTCTCCTGCGTCTCGGCGATCTGCGCGTCGATGCGCGCGACTTGATCCGCATCGCCGAGCGACACGGCGGACGCGCGCAGTTGCGAAAGCTGCACGAGCCGCGCCCGGCACATGGTGATCAGCATCTGAATCGTCACGTCACACCACCTGCTGCCGGAGCACGACGGCCGAAGTGTTCAGCCCCATATAGACGTAGTCGATTTCCGTCGCGCCGTCCTTGTAAGTCACGTCGAACGCGGTGTCACCCAAGACGGCCGCGCCCTGCGTATACGTCATCGTTCCCCACGGCAGCATCGCGTTTTCGGCGAAGTCGTAAACGAACCATCGGCCCGTCGCTTCCTTCGAGATGTACAGCCGATCCTTGCAGTACGAATATTTCGTCCCGGTCGCGAGCGTCTCCGTGGCCGGCGCGTAGGTGATCGCGGCCCAGGTATTGCCGGCGATGTCGTACCGATCGAGCTGCGCGCCCGCGCCGCCGCGGAAACTGAAAATGTACCGGCCGTTCTGGATCGCGTTTTCGTTCGTCCAGTTGTCCGCACTGACGCTGTGAATCCAATGGCCGCTCATGCCGGCGCCCGGGGCGCCGCCGCGTGCGGCGACCGGCGTGAGGGTCGACCAAGTGTTGCCGCTGATGCTGTAGCGGTACAGCGTCACGGCGTTGTTGCCGAGGTAGTACAGAAAATCATCGTTGCCTTCGATGCTGTACTGACTGGTCGCGTCGGGATTCGTGGCCCAGTTGGCCGACACGGTGATCACGGTGCCGGTGTTGCTGCTGACGGTGCGGATCTGCCCCGCGCCGGTGCCGGCGGTGATGCGAATCTGCGAGTTCGTCCACTGATTTGTGGCCCATGCCTTCGCGGAGTTCGTCAGCGTGTTCGCGCTGCCCGCGGTGGCGGTGCCGGTTGCGAACGATTTGAAGCCCGTATCGATCCACGCCGGCGTGCTGCACATTTTGCCATCAGTGCCGAGCGTTGCCGGGAGGCCGGTGATTGCGAGCGTGGTCCAAGTGTTGGTTGCGAAGTCGTACTTGCGGAACGATCCGGCGGCCAGCGTGCCGGCGCCGACGACGAAGAAAACCGGGGTCTTGAGGCGGTACTGGCTGGTCGAGTCGAATGCGGTCGCTTCGGCGTCCGTGAACCTGATCACGGCGTTCGTGCCGATCGTGTTCGATTCGATCGTCTTGGTCTTGCCGGCGTTCGTGCCGCCGACGAAGTAAACCGAGTACCCGCGCAGGTCGCGCGCGAGCGTCTGGTTGGTCGTGATCGAGGTTGTCGTTCCGGCGGTTGCGGTCAGGCTCGACGCGCCGACGGTGGTGCCGGTCGAGAACGAGCCCGCAACGCCGGTTGCGCCTGCGCCGAAAGTACCCGCGAGAGCCGGGGACGGGACTTGAATCCAGCCATCCTCGCGCGGGTCGTACAGGAACGCGGCCGTGTTCGACTGCACGAGCAGCTGCTGCTGTCGGTAGTGGCGCGACGAGACGATGAAGTGCGCCGCGGCCGTCGCGGACGGAAGCGGAGTGCAGAACTCCCAACGCTTGAGGTCGAGAATCTTGCGGTTGCCGTTGGTGGTTGCCATGTCAGGTCACCGAAATGTTGCGGCGCAGCGAGTCCGCGCCGAGTCGCATCAGCGACGGGATCTGTTCGGTCGCCGCGAGGCCGCCGATCTGCGTCTGGTTCGTGAGCGTCGAGACGGTCGTGACCGTGCCGACGGTCGTGATCGTGGCGAGCGTCAAGCTCGCGGAAATCGCGTCGATGGCCACGCGCATGCGTGAAGCGGCGTCGGGTTGCATCTGCCCGACCGTGCGGGTGAGCGCTTGAAGCGCGTACCGCATCGCCTCGATGGCCTCGATGGCCTCGCCGAGCACCTGCACCGGCATCGGATTGCTGCTCGAGACGTCGCCGTCCGAGACGCCGTCCGCGCCGACGACCAGCTTGATGCGCTGGTGATGCTGGCCACCGATGTCGTCGGACGCGATCGACGCGCCCGAGCCCGGCGTATATCCGAGGTTGTCGGCCATCGTCAGCTGTTGGCGTCAGTCAGGGTGAACGTCGTGACCGTGAACTGCTGGCCGGCGGTAAACGACGTCGAATCGACGGTCATATCGCCGCCGCCGCCGGTTGCGGTGACGGTCCCCTGGACGTGGCAGGTCGTGCCGGTCGAGTCGTACAGCCGGAAGTGCGCGGCCGTGCCGGTAGCGTCGGCGGAGGAGTCGACCCACGAGCCGGACAGCGACTTACTGCCGGATGCAGCCGCCGCCATCCAGTCGGACGGCAGGTTCACGGTCGCGAGGACGGTGCCGGCGTCGGCTGCCGCGCAGTTGGCCGGGACGGAGCCCGAGCGGATGCGCAGGACAGCGCTCGTGCCGACGGTCGTCTCGATCGCGTCGAGCCGCGCGTTACGCACGGCCGTCGAAAGCTGAATTGCCATGGGTGGACCTCAAAAGAAAAACCCCGCGCCGAGGGGTTATCGACGCGGGGTCAGGGTTTGCGCAGGAGAAAGATGCGCAGGTGATCGTCTGAACGACCACGCTGCCGAGTATCCACACGCAGAATTGCAATTCAAGCGCGAGTTTTGTACAAAAGTTGATGAAATTGCGCGCGCACGGCCCAGCGCGCACGGTCGAGATGGCGCACGAACTGCGACTCGGACATGCGCGCGTGGCGGGAGCAGTGGAACCGGGTCTCGCCTTGCGCGATGTAGTGC